CTGATGCTAAAACATTTGGAAAAATGACTTGCTCCAATGTAATAACTAACGCTTATGTATTCAAAAAAGATAAAAAACATTTATGGACTTTTGGAAGCTATGACACAAGCGAACAAAGTTTTAGTGATCGTAATGTTTTTCCTATTGGATGTATAGTTTCTATGGTAAAAATCGAGGTGTGAAATTACCAAAAAAAAAATACAATATAATATATGCTGACCCTCCTTATAGATTTAAAACATATTCTGATAAGGGTAAAGGACGGAGTGCTGACAATCATTATGTTTGTATGCCTTTGGATGATATTTGTAGGTTACCTATTAGCGATATATCTGCTGATGATTGCATCCTATTTATGTGGATTATTGACCCTTTTCTTGAAGATGCTTTTAAGATTATTGAATCGTGGGGTTTCACTTATAAAACGATAGCTTTTACATGGTGCAAAATAAATAAGGTTAGTGATAGTTGGTTTACAGGCATGGGATATTGGACCAGATCGAACCCAGAGATGTGTTTATTAGCAACTAAAGGAAAACCAAAAAGAGAATCAAAATCAGTAAAACAATTAGTTTTTAGTAGATTACAACATCATAGTAAGAAACCTGATGTAATAAGGGAGAAAATAGTAGAATTATGTGGAGATTTACCAAGAATTGAACTATTTGCTAGAAATAGGTATAAAGGTTGGGATAGTTGGGGTAATGAGTTATAAAATGGACAATATTAAGACAACAACACAAAAAAGACATAATCAAGTTGGGAGACCTAAACTTGTTGTAGATTTAGAAATACTAGGAAATCTTGCACAAATTGGATGTCCTAATTATGAGATTGCTTCTGTATTAGGTATTTCTCAAAGAACTCTAAAAAGGAATTTTGCCAATTTTATTGAGGAGAATCGAGAGAAGGGTAAAGCTAGTTTGAGAAAAAAGATGTGGGATAAGGCAGTTAAAAAAGACAACACTCACATGCAGATCTGGTTGTCTAAAAATTATTTAAACATGAGAGATAAAGTTGAGACTCAAAATGTTACTGAGCCATTACCTCTAATTATTGAAGCTGACGCAGAAGTAGTAGATGGCTAAAAAGAAAAATCTATTTGGTGTAAATACTTATCATAAAAGGACCAGGAAAAAGCGACCAGGTAGGCATAGTAAGAAACCCAATAAAAATACAAAAGAATTTAAAAGGAAAAGATATAGAGGACAAGGTAGATGAAGAGATCAAATTTTTATCCTAATGGAGTGTTTATACCTTATCAAATGCCACAAGATTTTAGACCATCACAAGGGAGAGGGTCATGTGGTAACTGCGGATTATATTCTAATAAACATAGTTTTTGTGGAGTGTATCGAACTAGAGGGGTCAAAGATACTTACGTTTGCAATAAATGGCGACAAAGACATTTTAAAAGATAATGGAACTTATAATTTTAAATGATGGTGTTTATCAATTAATCCCTGTAACAAAAGACATTCTTAAAGGTATTGAGATCATAAGTGAAGCTACTTGTTTTGATGTGTGCGATATTTTAAGACTCAAACTAACAGGATATGTAGATAGTCTTAACCTCCATGTTATGAATGATGGCTCAGGTTATCTTTTTGGGTGCATTTGTAGATAATTAATGCTATTTACAATTCATGGCAAAATTCAAAGGCAGATCTGTAAAATTAAATAAACCATTTAGGACTCCATCAGCTTCTAAAAAGTTTGGCGTTTATGTAAGAAATAAATCAACTGGTAGAATACAAATAGTTCGCTTTGGTGCAAAAGGGATGAGTATTAAGAAAAATATACCATCAAGACAAAAAAGTTTCTTTGCTCGGTTTAGACCAATACTAGCAAGAGTAAGAGGTCAAAAAAGTCTCAGTCCCGCTTTCTGGGCAATTCAAAGTTGGAAAAAAGGATTTAGAATATGAGCTTATGGTTAAGAAAATTAGTTGTTAAGATTAGAATGAAATACGCTGACATAAGAGGTCATCATGGCAAAAGATGGGATTATGAGCCAGGAGATTATTATATGGGTAGAAGGAAAAAGAAATGAAAAAACTAGCACTATCTGATAACACAGGAATACAATTACCAGCTAGAAATCTGATAACAATAATAGGCGCATGTTTGGTTGGTGCATGGTTTGGATTTGGAGTCATTGAACGTATAAATGTATTAGAGACCCAAAACAAACTTAATTCAAAAGACATAGAAATGAATACTGAGTTTAGAATAAAGTGGCCGTTAGGAGAGTTAGGTTCACTCCCAGCTGATAGTGAACAATTTTTACTGATCGAAGATTTAGTAAAGGATGTAGAGAAAATTCAAGAACAAATGGAGTCTATGATGCACAATAAGGTAAATATACAAAGACTTCAAAAAGATGTAGATAAAATTATTGACCAATTAGAAATTGTCAAAGACAAGGTAAGAGCAAATGGAGGATACAAATGATTGAGGTAGTTGTAGCATTAATTTTAACTTTAAATGGTTCTGTAATAGAGCATGTTTATAAAGATAAATTAAGCGATTGTTTGAAATCAAAGCGTGTCGCAGAACGGGAAGTTAATCCTCAAAGAGTCGTGTTTAGTTGTAAAAAGGTAAAGGCAGAAACAGAGATTTATATGGGTCAAAAGAAAATACGAAAAATTATTGAATGATGCAAAAATACACAGATCTGGAAAAAAAGGTTTTAAAACCACTTGCAAAAAATAAACTTAATTTAAAAAATAAAGGCACAGCTGATTTAGAGGTACAAATAGAAACTCTTAAAAAAGAAATAGATACTCTTAAAGCTGTAATAGATTTAAAAGATTTTGAAATATCTACATTGTCAAATAATCTTAAAAAAGAGAAGGATGAACATAATAAAAAGATTGTTGATAAGTGGTTAGACGATTTAACAAACAATACTCCACATGCTGAGCAATTCAAATGAAGTTTGTACTAACGCTGGTCATGTGTTCAATTATAGAAGGTAAAACTACATGCTTACCACCATTTCAATCACAAATAGAATATGTAGATGCTTATGATTGTATGATTGATGGATACCAAAAATCGCATGATAAAATAGTAGAACTTGGTAGAGAAGATGTTAATAAATTTAATATCTATATAAGATTTGGATGTAATGAAAGTCAATCTAACAAAACCCCAATATCGAGTATCAACTTCAAATAAAAGATTTAGAGTCCTTATTAGTGGTCGTAGATTTGGTAAAACATTTTTAACAATTATTGAGATGATGAAATACGCATCTCAACCTAATCAAACTATTTGGTATATTGCACCAACTCTAAAAATGGCAAAAGAGATTTGTTGGAATGATCTTAAAGAAACTTTGAATAAATACAAATGGGTAGAAGATATAAACGAAACTACTCTCACTATTAGGATAAGAAAAACTAATAGCATCATATCACTAAAGGGAGCTGAGAACTTTGATAGTTTGAGAGGTAGTGGAATAGACTTTTTGGTTCTTGACGAATTTGCTGACATTGACAAGAGGACTTGGTTTGAAGTTTTAAGAGCTAGTGTTGCAGATACAAAAGGCAAAGTGCTTATGTGTGGAACTCCAAGAGGTTATGGTAACTGGTCCTATGAAATGTACCTAAAAGGAAAGCATGATGATGAGTGGGAGTCTTTTCAATACACGACTCTTCAAGGTGGTATTGTTACAAAAGAAGAGTTAGAACAAGCTAAACAAGATATTGACATAAGAACATTTAGACAAGAGTTTGAAGGCACTTTTGAAAACTATGCTGGTCAAGTTTATTACAATTTCCACCCTGTTGAGAGTGTCAAAGACTATAAGCTAGATTTATCAAAACCATTACATATTGGTATGGATTTTAACGTTGACCCAATGTCATGTTGTGTAGCTCATATAGAAAAAGACAAGGTTTATTTTGTTGACGAAATAGTAATCTATTCAAGTAATACTGACGAAATGTGCCAAGAGATAAGAGATAGATATGGAAGCAAAGCTAAAATATTTGTCTATCCTGATCCTGCTTGCAAACAAAGAAAAACAAGTGCTGGAGGTAGAACTGATTTGTCTATCCTTCAAAACTCTGGCTTCAATGTTAAAGTTAAAAACAAACACACAGCAATTAGAGATCGAGTCAATAATGTAAATTCAAGACTTAAAGATTCAAATGGCGAAAGGCATATTTTCATTGGAAAAAATTTAAAAATATTGTTAAAAGGATTACAAAGACAAATTTATAAGGAAAACACAAACATTCCAGATAAAGAGGAAGGATTCGACCACATGAATGATGCTCTAGGATATTTGATAGACTATATAAAACCTTTGACTATTAAAACTCCTGGTAGTATTCCTCAAAGATGGAATCTAAAAGGAAATTATGGCGTACAGCAAAGACGAGGCACTAGATACTCATAAAGATTATAGAGAGACTATTAATAATTGGGAGTATTTTATTAGAAGTTATAATGGTGGTTATGACTACACAATAGGTCAATACTTAAATAGATATAATCTTGAATTAGATAACGAGTTCAATCAAAGACTTGCTAATACTCCATGCGATAATCATTGTAAAAATATTATTCAAATTTATTCATCATTTCTTTTTAGAGTAAAACCATCAAGAGACTTTGGTTCTATGAGTGAAGAACCTAGTTTAGAATCATTCTTAAAAGACGCTGACCTAGAAGGTAATAGTTTTAACAACGTAGTTAAACAAGCTCAAAACTATGCTTCAATCTATGGTCATTGTTTTATGATTTTAGATAAACCAACAATACAAACAAGAACAAGGGCAGACGAACTTAATCAAGATATAAGACCTTATATTTCTATTGTGACTCCAGAAAATGTTTTGGATTGGAATTTCAAAAGAGAAGTAAATGGTAAATATTATTTAGATTATTTAAAAATAAGAGAAGAGGTAGATAAAGATGGAGGAACGTATTTTAGAATTTGGTATCCTGATAGAATAGATACTCTTTATCAAAAAGATCAACAAGACCCTTCCGTTATAGATACTGCCGATAATCTGATTGGCAAAATACCAGCAGTTATTTTATACAATGCGAAATCACACAAGAGAGGCATT